AGCAGCTGCTGGATCTTCAATCATCTGAATTAATTTTGGACGAATTGAAGTAGAAACTGACTTTAAAGCCATGTTTAAATTTTTAATAACCGCAGGGTCTTCTATTTTATTTCCGTCAGGCCCGGTAGGTACTATGTCAGCTTCCGAGAGAACAGCTTGAATTTCTTCTCGTATGTATTTTCTTAATTCCGCGTCTTTCATTTTAAAAAGTTGTAAAAGTGACTTCTGTGTTTTTAGGAGATAAATCAGCTATTACGTAAGATTCTAAAGATTTAATTAAATCTGTATATGGATCTGATTTAACAGTAGGATATGTTAAATTAGCTGTATCTATATTATACGGAATAACAGTTGCTTGAAGCATGTTATTATAAGGCTCGTTAGTAACGTGCACACATACATCCATTGTTAATTTTCCTTTATAAGGTAAATGAGGTATTAAACGAAATTCCGGGTCTTTGTAGTATGCTGAACCTACTTTCACCATACCAGTTGCTTTAATTGCCATGATTAAATTAATTTAATATAAATATCTAAACATGAAAAAAGGCCATATTTCTATGACCTCTTTTAAATATATCACATCTTCTAATTAGAATTGAAGGATAGCGTAATCGTATTTCAAAGTTAACGTAATGTTAATTGCGTCTTCTGTTGACCAATCAAAGTCACCAAAAGCGGCGTCGCCGATATAAGCTCCTTTTAAAGTCCATTCTTCAACTTTATCACCTACAGGTCCGAGTGCATTGAAAGTAATGTCTTTCTTATAAAAGTCAGAATAACCATCACGACCGGTAACTGATTCGTGAGATAAACGAACCCATTCCATTACAGCTTGAGCTGCTGAAGGAACTACTGGATCGTAAAGAGTAACTGACACGTCGTTCCAACGGCCTTTACCTTTTAATTTTCTTTCAATGTTAATGTGGTCTAACACAACGTCTCCGAAAGTGATTCCAGGACGTCCAGCTGCTTTAATTAAATAAGCAGGGATACCTTCAATATACATAATGAATCGGTTTGCAACTTTTGGTTCAAACGCGGTAAACATTATTTCGGTTGGGTCTAATAATTCAGCCATTGTTATATAAGTTTAGTATGTTTTTCTTTTAAATAAATATCGATCTTTTGTAAAATCAATTAACCTATTACACGCAAATCAGATTCGTGAAAATAAGCCAATCCTGTTTTTAATTTAACCATATAAAATTTTCCTCCAGGTGCTGCATCTTGTACAATACCTGTTTTATTATAATCAGATAATTCCGGAGAAGCTATTTTTACTTTAGCTCCTATATCCACTTTTCCTTCGGTCAGAGCTTTGCGTATTTCTTCGCTAATCAACTTTCTCAATATAGATGTATTCGTATTACCCATTATAGTTTTATTATATTAATAAATATATAGTATCGTAGAAACAAAAGAAAAGGGACTATTTCTAGCCCCTTTTTCTATATTAATTAAGCACCAGGAAATGCAGCGCCTGTCGGTAAGATGTTGAAGTCAATTATAATGAATTCAGCGGTCTTAGCAGGTTGCAAGAATATCTGACCATACATAATGTTACGATCGATGATATCCGGTGTGTTATTGGTCTCATCCATTACAACTCGGAAAGCATAAAGACCTTGACGTTGTTGTACTGATTCCAAATATGGATTTACAATGTTCAAGAATCTGTTACGAGTTTGAGCTGTATTGTTTTCAAATACCAAGTACTTAGTTGCAGAAGCGATATACTTCTTAAGCGCTATTAATAGACGACGTACGTTAATACGATCTAAAGCGGATGGTTTTGCTTGAAGTGTTTTCTGACCCCATACACAAACTCCTGTTCCAGGGAATGTAGCAATTGGGTTTACACGATTTTCATACAATTCATCACGTTCAGCGTGAGTTAAACGAGTATAAGCATCGAGTACTGAAGTTAAACCTCCACGATTTAAACCGGCAGGAGCATACCATTCAGCAGCTACTCTGTCGTTAAATGCAAGCACTCCGGGAATAACAACACTTGGTGGAACCCATACTGGCTTATTAATTCCAGCATCGAGTATTTTCACCCATGGATAGTAAGTAGCAGCGTAATTGTTATCAAAAGCTTCAACTTCTCCGGTTACTGTTGCAATGTTTGCAGTTAAACCAGCGGCGTCAAATACAAAGAAAGTGTCTCCACGATCTAAACACATATTAGCAGCGTAGTCTACAACAGCGGAGTGATATTGCTGAATAACACCTGGCATTACTAACATATTAATGTCAATCTCATCAGGGTTAGATACTGCATCAATAGCATTTTTATACACTGAATAATCTTTAGCAGTATTACTAGCTAAATCGTATCCTTGAGTATTTGTAGCTACGATATCACCGCCAACTAAAATTCTACGGTTAGGTTGAATACCATCAGCACCACCTTGGAAAGGAACAATAAACTTACGAGACTCAATTGAAGTATTGTCTGTTAAGTCGATAGATCCGGTGTAAGGAGATGCAGCTGAAGGGAAAGAAGCTCCGTTTTCTTGACTGAAGTTAGTCAATAAGAAATTAACGTTTGAGCCGGTAGTTGCATTTGTCTTTGGAGTTGGTTTTAAATAATTGATGTTGTCTGTTAAAGCAAAATCAAAGTCAAATCCAAAATGCTTACGCTTATTGTAAGTTCCGTTAACAGTCTGAGTAGCTACATAGCTAGCAGCAGTCACGTTTCCGAAAGCTGAAGGAACTGGGTTTAATAAAGCAGCAAATCCAAAAGGAACAAGCTCTACAGAATAAACACCTTTAGCTACGTTATCGTCTACTTCAACGTATACATATTTAGATTTATTTGGATAGTCTCCGTAATTTACAACTTTTCCGTTTGAGAAAATTTGATAACGGTCACCAATTACTCTAGAAATGTAACGAGAAGAGTTTGGATCTAAGTTAACATTATCAAAAGTTTCTAATATATTAGGGCGAACGTCTGAATCAGTGGTAGTAAATGGAGAACCAACAGCATTTAATTTAGTTTGATCAACTGCGCGAATGGTTACAGTGAATGAACCGTATTCAGATCCAGCAACTGTTCCTGCAGGCTTAATAGCAGAGATAGCTACTTTAACTTCGTAATTACTATTTAAGCCGTCAGCGTGAGTATGAAACTTAAATAAGTTTTGACTTACGTTGTTTACGGTTTGAGAAATAATCCATGGAGTTTGAGCTTCTAAATAAGCGTCAGCAAAGTCAAATGAACCAGACTGAAGTTCTAATATACAAGCAGGATCGGCAGCTAACGAAGCAGAAGCAGCAATACCAAAGAAAGTATATAAATAAGCAGGAGCTGAAGTTACATTAGCTTGCTTACTGAATACTTTAGTTAAATAATTTGCAGACAAGCTTGAAAGTGAAGCACTATAAATAGCTGTCGAAGGTCCTTTTGCATTAGGGAATGCAGCGGTGTCTACTGTATATGAACCGGAAATTTTTACTACAAACGATCCAGAAGTGTTGCTTGTTAAAGTTGAAGTGTGAAATAAATTAGTGGTTCCGTCGTAGAAAGCAGTGGTTTCAGATACTACTTGCGAAGGGTGTAACAATGCAATATGTTTTCTGCCAAAAGATCCAGAAGCTACTAACGCTACTGGATTAGCTAAACTATATCCATCATCATGAAGTACACGAACAACTGTTAATTGTCCGGAATTGTTTAAATACTCCTTAGCGGTGTAAGGTAAGTATAAATTAGGATTGGTATCACCGAATGTTTGTGCAAACTGCCCATAGGAATTAACTGAAGTTGGAATGAATGCCGGACCTTTAATAGTCGGTCCGATAAATGCAGCTCCAATTGCAGCGATTCCTTGAGGCAAGAAAGACAAATCTTTTTCTTCGGTAAATACGCCGGGGCTAACGATTTTTTCTGCCATTGTATTTAGTTTTTAAAGGATTTGTTAAGAATTTTACCTACTAATAAATATGAATTAAAACGATCAAACAGATGGAATAAATTCACCTGTATCGATATTTATTTGACCGTTACCATACTTTTTAGAAATTTCTTCAGCTAGCTTTTGCTCTTCAGACTGAAGTTTAAAGTATTCTGAGGTAAAAGTGTCTTCTACTTGCTTAAGTCGATCGACTTGTTGATTAACGAGCAATTGCTCGATTTTTAATTGGCCTAATTTAGTTGAAAGTTCGGAATATTGCGTTTGTAACGATTTTAACTTTTCAATATCCGTTTGTTCGACTTTTTTAATTTCTGACATAACTTGATTAATTATATATTATTTATATTCTATATTATATATTATTCTATTAATATATTATATATTTAATATAATTATCGGATATCCTTTTCAAACAGTAAATTATCCGCGACAACCTTCCTTAGCTAATATTTCTC